TGGCCGATGCCGGCCGGCAAGGACCCGGGGGACTTCGTCCGCGACCATGGCGGCGACCTGCGCCAATGGGTGGAATCCGGCCTGCCTCCGGTATTGCCGCGCGCTTCATCGGTGGTCGAGAAACCGGAACCCGAGCGTTCAACGTCGGTTCGCCAGGATGTCCCCTTTTCCCCTGAGTCGACCTCGTCGGGGGATGGGGGTGGAGATTTTCCTTTAAGTGCTGCGCTGCCCCTGGACGATATCGAGGCCTTTGCCGAACTCCTGCGCATCGAATCCGGTGCGGTGTGGTATGGACGCGCTCCCCATGGTGAGTTGGTGGTTCGGTTCCGACGCGATGCGGACACCCTGGATGCGTTTATGCGGCGTGGGCAAATCACCCGGATCCTATACGGCGGCGGTGCGGTGGCCGATTTCCTGGAGCGGCTCCCGCGCGGTCGATACATTGGCGCTGACGCGCTTCTCCAACTGCAAAGCGAGGTCACCGATGCGGCGTAACATGACGAAAATCAAAAAATCCTGTCGGGACAAAAAACGATATTCCAGCCGGGAAGCGGCAACCCGCCGAGCCATCGAACTCAACCGCAAGGGTGTGCGGGTCAAGCCGTATAACTGTCCCGCCTGCGGCGGTTGGCACATGACGCACCGCTCGCCGGTGGCAGTCCTTAATGATGCCTTCATTGAGGCGGGCTTGGGGCCGGTGTATGCCTGACGCGGTGCGTGAAAATACCGACTGCATTGAGCTGCCTTCATGGCTTCCTGAGAATGCCCTCACGAAGGATTGGTAGGCTCGTCCAAAACAGAGAAAGGAGACCGATATGAATGTCCTTGATGAAATTATCACCGAAGTTGAGTGCGCCACTGAAAAATTCCCAACGTGGCCGACAGATCCGTTGCACGCGCTTGCCGTACTCGGCGAGAAATATGGCGAGCTGACAAAGGCCATGCTGCAACTGATCTATGAGCCACACAAAACAACGCACGACGAAGTGAGAATGGAGGCCAGCCAGACAGCAGCGATGTCGCTGAGGCTGGCAATGAGCCTCGACCGCTACGAGTATCGGCGCGGCGAGCAGCATAACCAGAACTTGGTTCCGAAGATCGTCGACAAAACGGTTTCCGGCCTTCAGGCCGATAATTTTCGGCTCCAAGAAGAAACCACCGTCCTTGCCAACCAGGTCTCCGAACTTGAGAAACGTCTCGGAGAGTTGGATGGGTGGGGGAATATGCTGGCCGGGGAGTCCGTGGCGGGAATCTCCTGTGAACAGGATCTTATCAAGGACCAATTGGCCGATTTTGCCCTCAAGGTCCTCCGGGGGCAGGTGGGTGTTGTCCACCGGGAGGCATGAAAGAAGCCATACAGATTCTCTGCGCCGGGTGTGGCCGAACGTCGGCTGTTGGAACTAATGGCAATGAGCATGACGGCAGCCTTTGCCCCGAATGTGAAAAGCGATTGGTTGAACCTGAACTAGCCTGGAAGACAAGGAGACAGATCTATGAGGAAAAATGCTGTGCAGTTACGAACGGGGCAACCGATCCAGACCTCGCTGCCGGTAACGCGCAAGGGCCGGCTCGGTGGAATTAACCTTGGCACCGACTACATGGCCAGGATCGATGCCCGGGCCAGGGCTCTGCAGAAGGCAACCAAAATTACCCGGGGTGGTCGCTAATCATGGCCGTTGACGCTGCTACGATCAAACGCCTGTTGGAAAAGGTAGATGCGGACAATCGGGAGCGCATCCAGCTGGCCATCAACTGGCTGGCCAAAGCCCGGAAACGTGCGGTGGATAAACCTTCGGCATCGGCTGCCATTGACTTGGACAAAGCCAAGGCGAACCTTGACCAACTTGTATCGCAGCTGCAGCAAGAGCATTTCCCCGAGAACGCGGGGCCACCCTTGACCAGCGAACGGTTCAAAAGCCGCGCCGAAGCCTGGAGGTGGTGCCTTGCCCAGGGCATTACCATCAGTGAGCGCAAGTTCCGAAACGATGCCAAGCTGGGGGCGTACATCGTTTTTCCGGACAAAACCGTGAGCCGGGCATCGGTCGCCGAATACATGGTCCGGATAATGGGCACGGCACCAGCCCCGGATCTGGTCCGTATCGATCACAAGCAGGAAAGGGAACGCTTGGAGCTGAGCAAGCTGCAGTACGAAGTGGATCGATTGGGCATTAAGGCCCGGGCCGAAGACAAACAGTGGATGCTGGTGGACGATCACTGGGCGCAGTTGCTCGCCGGATACAACCAACTACGGGGCAACCTCGAGCACTTTGCCCGGCTCAATGCCCCGGAAATCGTCCTTGAAATGGGCGGAGATTACCACATGGGGCCGCTCGTGGCAGAAAAGGTTGTGGAGCTGGTGGTCAACAAGGCATTCAATGAACTGGCCAGAATGCAGATCAATTCCGGGGTGTTTGAAGAAATCGAGGAGGATGAAGAAGATGAGCGAGAATGATGCAATCCTGATGGGTGCGCTGGAAATTGCTCGTTTCATGCGGGTTAGCCCTGCTCAATTGTCCAGAATGCGTGCCAAATATCCAGACATCCCCATTCACCAGGAGACCCCGAAGGCACAACTCTGCGCGGACAAGGAAGCCTTGGCCGCTTGGCAGAGAAAATTGTACGCTCATGCCGTTTATTGAATTTCTTAAGGAGAAAGGACCGTGCGACTAGGATTTCATGGGAGTAGGACGCTGAGTGACGAGCGCGTGCGCATAATCGTACTCGAGGAAATTGACCGCCATAATCCGGACCATATTGTCACCCATGCCGAACCGGAAGGCGTGTGTGCGGTGGTCCGCAAGGTGGCCCAAGAACAGGGCATCCCCCTTGTTCTGCATTCGCTGAACTTCAAATTCCGACGTGGAGCGTTTGAGCATCGAAGCAAAGGAGTGCTGAAGGATAGTGACTACAGCATTTTTATCCACGACGGCAAAAGCAAGGGAACGAGCAACGAAATCAAATTGTGCGAAAAGATGGGGTTGCCTTCTAGCACCCACACCCTGGAAATAACCAAATACAAGGCAAGTGTCGGGTTTGAGATCGACAAGGAATGGGAGTTAGAAACCGAAGACCAACTTGAACAAATCCTTTCAGGGCCGAGCACCCTGTAGAAGGTAAAGGTCGGGATTCAAGCTGACATGTGAGAACAAAGGAATTTGATTGGACCTGATGGGTCCTCTCGAAAACCAGTCACCAGGGGGTCACGTAGTTATGGCAAGTCGGAATACATGCCAAATTTGTTAAGGTTCGGTCTGGCAACCTTAACAAATTGCTATCCCACATCGACAGTCAAAAAATAAGACAGAATGATTTATTCTGTCTAATGATTGGAACGCAGACAATGGAACATCAATCACTTACCTGTCACAGTGATCGACGAACATTGGACAAAATGATGAACGATTAAAAAGGCATATTTCAGCGCATCGCAATCTTGAGTGTAGAAAGATGTCTCTTGGCAAGGCCCGCTTTGTAAGCAAACCTCAAAGTTGAGATGTTTCCTGATTATCGGCAGCAAGATCGAGAAGCGAAAATATTGACTTTATTGCTGCGCATCTATCCCCTGGGTATTTGTCAGGTTTGATCGAAACCAAGATACGGTTGGTATCTCAGCTCAGATCTCGATTTCTCTATTTCGAAAAGGCGTCAAGCATAACCTTTCATCATCTTTGCTCAACGTTCCTCAACTTTTATCATCATCGCTCAACATCCCTCAATATTCATCACCCGTAAATCAGCGTGTAGAGTCAATCCGGAAACGAAAAATCCGGCCCCACCTTGCCTCTGGCCATGTTCCTTTTTGTCCAGTGATAGGCTGGCGGTAACTCTCTCTCGCACGGTGAAAAATGCCCGCGACAGCCCGACAACTGGCGATCGCCGCCCCGGTGTTCAGGTTGTACTCCTGTGCGCCGACCGCTGTACGCCAGCGCTTGGCGGGACGATCCGTCACCTCTGATCGCTGCCCGGTCGTCTCCATTCCCCGCCAATTCAAACGCTTTGTCGTTACCCCTGAACGGATCAGCCCTCTTGATTTTGCCGAACGCTACCGAATGGTCACCGATGGAGCCCATCCAGGTCCATGGAGACGAGAACACGCCCCTCACACCGCTAAAATCCTGACCACGTTCGGTCACCCCTGGGTCCTCGAGCTCTGGTACTGCGGGGTTGACCAGTCCGGCAAGACTATCAGTCTGACCAATTGCCTGGCCTGGTCGATCGAACAGTTGTCCGGCGACATTTTTTATCTGATGCCCTCCGAGGAGACTGCAAAGAACATCGTCGATCAGAAACTGCGGCCGATGCTCGAGCAGTCTCCGCACCTTCGCCGCTACCTCAGCTCACGCAAGGACGACACCGCCATTACCCGTATTCGCCTGGCAAACGGCAAGGTCATTCGGCCGAGCTGGGCGGGAAGCCCCCAGGCCATGGCCACGTGGTCGGCCCAATGCTGTTTTGGCGACGAGGTCGACAAATACCTCGAACAGGCTGGCAAAGAGGCCGACCCCATCACCCTTATCCGCAAACGCGCCCGTACCTTCCGCGGACGTTCCAAGATGTTTTTCTGCTCCACCCCTGCCGGCCGCTTCATTCGCAAAGGTGTCGCGGCCTGCCACCAGATCTGGGAATACCGGCTGCGCTGTCCCCACTGCAGCGAGCTGATCCGACCGGAAGGCGAACATCTAGGGATCGACGACAAATCGACCATTGAACAGATCGAATCTGACGGAGTTACCCTCGCCTGCCATCTCTGCGGCGGAGAAATGGATGAGCAGGGACGTATCCACGCCATCCGTGGCGGGTCCTGGGTGGCGACCAAGGGTGGTGATTTGCCCCGGCCCGAACGGGTTGGCTTCATCCATCGTGCCTGGGATTGCCTCGATGTAACCCTCAAGGAGATCGGCGTGGCCTGGCTGAAAAACCTGGCGGGCAAGCTCACCGATAAAATCGCCTGGGCCAATGGTGTCGAGGCCAACGACTACCAGTCCGAAATCAAGGACCGGGACGAGGAGTACATCCTCAGGTTGAAGGACGAAAGCCTACCCCGGCGCGCCGTCCCCGGGGACACCTCCTGTCTGCTGCTCCTGGTCGATACCCAGAAGTACGGCTTCCGCTATCAGGTCTGGGCCTGCGGATGGGGCGAGGACATGAGCATAAGCGTGATCGATCGCGGCATGGTGCGCGGATTCGGCAACCTGGTGGATCTGGCCGAAAAGGACTGGAAGGATGCCGACGGCAACGCGCACCGGGTTGCTGCCGCCTGGATCGATTCCGGCGGCGGTACCGATCCCTATCATCCCAAGCACAGCCGGACCCGGGAAGTTTACCTCTTCTGCAAGAAAAACCCGGTCTTTTCCCCGATCAAAGGCCGCAGGACCCAAAGTCTGCCCTGGAACATCACCCGCCTTGAGTACCTGCCGTCACGCTCCGGCAAGAAAATACCCATTGCCGGTGGTCTCAGCCTCTACACCCTGAACGTCACCCTCTATAAAAACGACCTGGCCACCACCCTGGCGGTGGAGTCGGGAGATCCGGGCGCAATGCGTTTGCATGCGGAGATCGGCAAGGATTACGCGGCCCAGATGTGCGCCGAGTACCAGGATGACCGGGGTTTCTGGATCTGCCCCGACGGCAAGGACAATCACGACTGGGATATTTCGGTTTATGGCATGGCGGCGATCGACATCATGGGTATCCGCGACTGGAAGCCCGAACTGGAAGAGCATGAGGTGCAGCCCGTACAACCCGCTTCGAAAAGGAGACGCTGGTAGATGTATTTCGACACGGTTGAAGAATACACCACGGAAATCGCCCTGGTGCGGCAGTCGATTCATAAGACGCTTGAAAGCCAGAAGTATGGCCGCAGCGGATCCGGAACTGCCTCGGAGAGTCAACGGGTCGATCTGAATACCTTGCGCAGCTACCTGCGGGAGCTGATCGGCGAGCGTGACCTGCTGCAAAGCTCCGCCGACACCCCAACCAGAATCTACGCCAAGGCGGGGCGGCGGTTTTGAGGTTGAACGGACAAAGGGTGCTGGCCACGGTCGAACGGGTGATCGACCGTTCGGTGGGGATGCTGTTTCCCGGCCTGGCCAGCCGGATGATGGAGGCCCGCATCCGCAATTTCAGCCTGCGGATGTTCGCGGCGGCCAAGGAGTCGCGCCTTCTGGGAGATTGGGCACCGGTGGGCACGGACATCAACACCCTGATCCGCACCAGCAACCCCACCATCCGCAACCGCACCCGCCAACTGGTGGGGGATTTTGCCTACTTTGCCCGGGCCGCCAAGAACCTGGTGGACTTCACTGTGGGCGAGGGCATCGCCTTCCAGAGCCGGGTCACCCGCACCACGGGCAAGGGCGGCAAGGCGGAACTCGATTCGCGGTCCATCGGCAAAATCGAGGATGCGCGCAAGTGGTGGATGGATGAATGCGATGCGAGCGGCCGCATGCATTACTACGAGATGGAACGGCTGTGGCGGCGCCAGGACGTGGTGGACGGTGAAAGCCTCTTGGTCTTCGTCTGGGACAGGCGGCCGGGCCGTTATCTGCCGCTTTCCCTGCAGGCCTACGAGGCCGATTGGCTCTCAAGCGAGTATTCCGTTGCCCTGGGCGACAACCTGGTTGACCAGGGGCTAGAGTTCGACCGCCGCACCGGTCGGGTGGTGGCGGCTCACTTCCGGGTACCGGACGGTTTTTCTCCCCTGACCGGCAAGGTCAAGAGTCAACGGGTACCGGCAGAGCATTTCGTCCATGGGTTCGAGACGTTGCGGCCTGGACAGTTGCGCGGGATCAGCCCGTTCACCCCAGCGATCCTCCTGGCCGATGATCTGCAGGAGTTCATCGGTGCCAATATCGACCGGGCCAAGATGGCCTCCAAGTGGCTGGCGTTTGTCGAAACGGCGGATATCGCCCGCTGGCAACAGGGACGAACCTCCAAGGATCCGGAAACCGGCCACCGGTTGACCGTCCTTGAAAACGCGATCATCGATTTCATGAAGCCGGGCGACAAGGTCAACGTCAATACGGCGGATGTGCCGGGCGAGAGTTTTTCGCCCTTTGCCAAATTCATCCTCCAGATGCTGGCGGTGAGCGTGGGCGTGCCCTACGAGTTGGTTGCCGGGGATTACGGTGGCCTCAACTACAACACCACCCGCACGGTGCGCAATGATTTCGCCAAGGCGACCCGGCCGATCATCCGCCGCCACTGCCGCCAGTTCGGCCTCCAGATCAACCGGACCTTCTTCGATGCCCTCTATCTCACCGGCAAGGTCGACATGCCCGGCTACCAGCAGAACCCGCGCCACTGGTGGGAGGGGTTGTGGCAGCCGCCTGGGGTGGAACCGCTGGACCTGCTCCGCGAGAGCCGGGGCCAGATCGACCTGGTCAAGAACCTGCTCTACAGCCCGCAGGAGATCATCATCGGCCGCGGACGCGATCCCGAAGAGGTGCTCAACGAGCTCCAGGAATTCAAGCGGATGGCCGAGGATCGCGGATTGTCACTGGAAGAGGTATCCACCGCCCTGCAGAGCAACCCGGCTGCGGTGGCCGCAAACGGCAAGGGAGTGAAAGACAATGAGCAAACAGGAAAAACAGATGATTGACCAAATGCGCTACCGCAAGGCCGGAATTACGGCCAAGAACGGCGTGCCAGCGAGCCTTGACGAAGAGGGCCGCTCCGTTGAAGCGGTGGGAGCCAGTGAAGCTCCGGTGCTGGAACGCGACTTCAAGACCTGGGAGATCCTGCCCACGGTCCTGCTGATGCGCGGCTGCGAGTTACCCGAGAACGGCCAACTCCCTTTACTGGATAACCACAGCCGCTGGGGATCATCCAGCGTGATCGGCAGTTATCGGGATATGCGCATTGAGGGCGACAAATTGATCGGTCGAGCGGTGTTTACCTCTTCGAACGAAGTGGAGCCCATCTGGACCCGCGTCCGCGAAGGGCATATCACCGACCTGAGCGTGGGCCGGGTTGATATGGCCGCTCCCGTGGTGGTTCCAGAAGGTCAGACTGCCACAGTGGAAGGGCGCAAATTCACCGGCCCTGTGCGGGTGGTAACCCGTTGGCGGCCCAAGGAGATGAGCGTCACCCCTATCGGGGCTGATGAAACAGCGAAGGTGCGGAGCGCCGACCTGGCAGCACCGCAAACCATTAACGATCAGCATGAGGAGAATTCTATGGCTGACGAACAAACCAGAGCTGCAGGTGCTGCACCGGCTCCTCCTGCTGCTCCAGAAGTACATTCACCAGCATCCGCTTCGCCTGCACCCGGACCTGCTCCGGAGCAAAACCGCTCCGACAACGGCTTTGCCCGGGCGCTGGACATCATGGAGCTGTGCAACCGGCACGGCATCGAAGGCGAACAACGTGATGCCCTGCTCAAGCCCGAGGTGACCATGGACCAGGCCCGCTCCGTGGTCCTGGAGACACTTGCCCAGCGAAGCGCAGTGCATCATCCGGGTTTTACCCCCTCCGGTTCACAGATTGTGGTGGATGAACGCGACAAATTCCGCGCGGCTGCCTGTACGGGCATGTTCCTCCGTTGCGGGTTGCCGCTCGATGGCGAGCGCGGTCTGGTTTCCACCCTGGAGCAGGTCGGCGTCCAGACGAATCGAGCCCAAGATTTTGGCCGCGATTTTCTCGGCTTTTCCCTGCGCGAACTCGCCCGCGAGTGCCTGGTCCGCTCCGGACAATCCGGAGCAGGCGATCCCATGGAGATGATTGGCCGCGCCATGACCGCAAGCGACCTGCCCGTTCTGATGAGCAACGTGGCCAACAAGGCCTTGTTCGAGGGCTATGCGTCGGCGGACGAGACCTGGGAGATCTGGGCGGATGGAACCGGCTCGGTACCGGACTTTAAACAGAACACCCTGGCCATGGTCTCGGAGTTCGACGACCTGGAACCAATCGTCAACGATACCGGCTACAAGTACGGCGACCGGTCCGATGCCAAGGAAGTCTACCAGATCGCCACCTACGGAAAAATGGCGGCGATCACCCGCACCACCATCATCAACGACGACCTCATGGCCATGGCCGATATGTATATGTCCATGGGCGAGGCTGCAAGCCGCAAGATCGGCGATGTCGCCTATGGCGTTTTGACCGCCAACGGGGCCATGCGCGATGGTGTGGCCCTGTTCCATGCCAACCACAAAAACCTTGGAACCCCGGGTGCGCTCGGCGAAGCCACCATTGCCGAGGCTATCAAACTGGCCAGACTGCAGAAGGGACTCAAAGACAAGCAAAGGTTGAACATTCCCCTGATGTACTTCATCGGTCCCGCGTCCATCGAGGGTGCGGCCGAGATCTTCTTTGCCTCGAACCAGTTCTCAGCTGACGACAAAGGCAGCACCCGGACCAACATCTACGGCGGCACCCGCTTCCAACGGGCCTATGATGCCCGGCTCGATGAGGTGAGCCCGACCGCCTATTACTTCGCCGGTCCCAAGCGCAAGACCGTGCGTCTCTTCTTCCTCAACGGCAATCGCACCCCCTGGTTGGAGGCCAAGACCGGTTGGACCACGGACGGCGTGGAATACAAGGTGCGCATCGATGTCTGCGGCAAGGCCGTGGATTGGAAGGCCATGGTCAAGAACGCCGGACAATAATCCGGAGAACAGATAAGGGTGCGGCGTATTGCCGCGCCCAAGAGGGAGAACAGCTATGGAACGTCGAGGACTCGAGCCAACCAAACGGGTGGCCTATTGTGAATATGACTTTTCCGTCGATGGCGGCGCGATCGGCGACATCACCCTGCGCGGCGACAGCCTGCCCGAGGGTGCGGTGGTTACCGGCGGCATGGTGCACGTTAAAGCCGCCTGTACCGGCGGTGCTTCGGCCACCATTTCCCTGAAGGTGGAAAGCGCGGCCGATGTGATGGCGGCAACCGCCATGGCCGGCATGGTCACCAATGCCCTGATCGATGTGGAACCGGACGGCACGGCAGCCAATGCGATCCGGACCACGGAAAACGGACGGCAAGTGGTGGCCACCATTGCCACCGCAGCCCTGACCGCCGGCAAATTCGTCGTAGCCCTGGAATACCTGTAAACCATGATCGATACCAGTGAGACCCTGGGTTTCCTCCTGGATGATTTTGGAGTGGAGGCGCTCGTCAACGGCGGACCGGATACCATCGTACTGGATCCCCACCTGGATGGATCGACCGAGTTCAACGGGGAAACCATCGACCACTCCGGCCCCTTTGCCATTGCCGCCCTGGCGGATGTCAAACGGCTGGCCTTGATCGCCGGCAACCAGGGTTCCACCCTGACCATCAACGCAACCGGATACACCCTCCTGACCATCGATCCCGATGGTCAAGGGGGTGCGGTCCTTGGATTATTGGAGACGTGATGTACCACTTACTCATTCCAGCAGTGCAGAGCCTGCTTTCCGCCACCGGCCGTTTCGGCGCAGTGGTTTGCGGTACCGGATCCGGGGCATATCCCCTGGCAAACATCGTGCTGAGGCAGTCGAAACCCGTATCGGGAAAACGGATCGAGGAAACACGTCTTCTGGTGCAGGTGCAATCCGCTGCCGGGGATGACTCGGAAGCCTCATATCTCGCAACCCTGGAACTGCTGACCGTGGCCAAGTCCACTCTCCACGAGGCCAGGCTTCCCGGTCACGGAGCGCGCAAGCTCCAGGCCGACGGCGTGGAAACCGCGCAAATCAAAGAAACAGGCGAAATGATCTACTTTATCCCGGTCAGTGTGACTGTCGACCCGGATGGATTCACCACCAGTTAAGAGGTTTTTCTCATGGGATACAAAGCATACGCAGGACAAGGCACCGTGTACATGGCCTCGATCGATGCCGACGGCAACCTCACCAGCGACTACCGCCAGGTGGGCACCGCCTATCCGCTCTCGGTTAAGGTGCAAACCGACCAGGTCAAGAAGAAGTCCCGCATGGTCGAGAATGCGGGCCAGGTTATTGCCGCGCGCACCAAGATCGCCGACGACGGCATCACGGGCAGCCTCACCCTGCATGAATGGAACGCCGCGAACCTGGCCTGGGCGCTTTCCGGATCCGCCGTCGAGTTGACTGCAGGCAGTGGTACCGTGACCTCGGAGGCGGTCACCGCTCCGGCTGCCGGTGCCTACAAGGCGCTTGCCCACGAAGGCATCTCCTCCGTGGTGGTCAAGGATGCTACCGATACCACCACCTATGTCGCCGGGACCGATTTCACCGTGGATGCCACCCTCGGCCTGATCACCATTATCGAAAGCGGATCGATCTCCGCCGGTGACACCATCCATGTCGGCTACGCCTATGCGGCCCAGAGTGGCTATCAGGTGGATATCGGCTCCAACGTCACCATCCGCGTGGCGATCAAGGCACATCTCTACGATGAGTTCCGTGGCGTTCATTACACCATGGAACTGGATTCGGTGGTCTTGGCCAGCAACACGGAAATCAACTTCATCTCCGAGGAAGACTCCACCGGCGAGGAACTGCAGTTCAGCATGACCTTGGAGACCCTCTCCGGCCGGACCAGCCCGGGACGGGTCAACGGTATTCCGATGTAATCCTGGCGGGCGGTTTACCGTCCACCAGCATCACCTTAATGGAGTAGATAATGCGTAAAACCAAGGCCGTCACCGTCGAGGGAACCACCTATCTGGTGCGAGAGCTCACTGCTATCGAGGTCGATGCACTCTTTGATCAGTCCATCGATCGACAACAATCAACGGTCAACGGCTTCCTCGATGTCCACGGCCTCAACACCGTGCTGCTCGGATCGATGATGGATGTCACCCCTGATCGCTGCGCAGAGATAATCGGAAATATGATGCCCTCCGAATACCGGCAGATCATCGACACGGCAAAGGAGCTGAACCCGGATTTTTTCGAGTATGCCCGGCGCCGCATCGAGTACGCCGGGCAGATGGCCGCAATCAACGCGCTACTCGCAAACCAGATGCGCGCGAGCGCCTCCGAGAATGCGTCGGAATCCTCATCCTTAACGGACACCAGCAGGCTTGGCACTACGGCATGAGTTTTTTCCACCTGGCTTTGAAACAACTCGAGAAGTGATATGGCAAGTCAGAAGTCGAACATCGAGATCATCCTCTCTGCCCGCGACCTCAACCTGAACACGGTAGTCACCAAGGGCCGTGCTGCCATCAATGCCTTTAATACCGAGGTCAAGGGCGGAGAGCAAATTGTCGCGTCGATGCGCTCCCAGGTGCTGCAACTGGCCGGCGCATTTGTCGGTCTGCAAGCCATCGGCGATGTCGGATCCCTGCTCCAGCAGGCCGACCGCAACGCCTATGGGTTGGCCTCATCGATCCAGGCGGCCAACCGTGAATTTGCAGTCGGTTCCGCTGCTGACTGGGAGCAAACAATTTCGGAACTTTCCGAAAAACTCAAAATCTATTCCCTGTCCGACATTCGGGGTGCGGCAGCCGCCACCATCGACATGACCAAGCGGCTTGGTCTCAACGCCGATCAGATGAAACAAGTGATTGCCCTGTCCGGGGACCTGGCTTCCGGACGGACCGACTTGGCCGGAGCGGTGGAACGGGTCACAGCAGCCCTGCGCGGCGAGGCCGAGGCCTCGGAG